ACTTGCTCTGATTGCGGTCAAGCGCTAAATTTAAAACAAAGCGTGTCCATTGAGGTCACAACACTGCCACCAGTATTTGGTGAAACTATGTAGGTGATCCCATGCCCTTGAAAAAACTAATATTTAAACCCGGAATTAACCGCGAAGTAACACGATACACCAACGAAGGTGGTTGGTACGAGTGCGATAAAGTACGTTTTAGACAAGGGTTTCCTGAGAAAATCGGTGGTTGGTCACAAATATCAGGCACTACTTTTCTTGGCACATGCCGATCCCTGTGGAACTGGGTGACACTAGGTAGCATCAACCTCATTGGGGTTGGCACTCACTTAAAGTTTTACCTAGAGCAGGGTGGTGGCTACAACGACATTACGCCAATTCGAGAGACTACCGCTGCGGGGGCTGTGACGTTCGCGGCTACAAACGGTTACGCTACGCTTGTTGTTACTGACGTAGGGCATGGTGCGCGAGAGAATGACTTTGTTACTTTTAGCGGTGCGGTATCCCTTGGCGGTAATATAACCGCTGATGTTTTAAATCAAGAATATCAGATTACTGTGGTTACCGATGCTGATACCTATGAAGTTGAAGCTAAAGATAACGTAACAGGTGACCCTGTACTAGCTGATGGATCAGACACGGGTAACGGCGGGGCGTCTGTAGTTGGCGCGTACCAAATCCGTACTGGTGAACCGTTTGAAGTCCCCCTTACAGGTTGGGGCGGCGGTACATGGGGCGCAGGTGTCTGGGGTACGGGCGGTGTTTCCACCGAATCAATACGTCTTTGGAGCCAATCAAACTTTGGGGAAGACCTTGTGTTTGGACCCCGTGGCGGGGATATATTTTACTGGGATGCAACAAACGGCGTAAGTACACGCGGTGTGTATCTTAGCTCGTTATCAGGCGCTTCTGACGTACCTGAGTCACAGAATGTTATTCTCGTATCTGATATAAACCGTTTTGTTTTTTGTATGGGTACTAACGATGTTGGTACTGCTACTGTAGACCCAATGCTTATTCGCTGGTCCGATCAGGAAGACCCTGCAAACTGGACGCCAGCATCTACGAACCAAGCGGGTTCCTTGAGGTTATCTCGGGGGACTGAGATTGTGGCTGCTAAACAAGCTCGCCAAGAGGTGCTCGTTTGGACCAATTCTTCTCTTTATTCACTACAATACCAAGGCGCACCCGCCGTATGGGGTGCCCAGTTGGTTGGGGATAATATCTCGATTGCGTCAATGAACTCAGTGGCATTTGCTAGTGGTATGGCGTTCTGGATGGGTAAAGATAAATTCTATATGTATGATGGTCGTAGCCAACCACTACAATGCAATGTTCGCCGCTATGTATTTAACGATTTCAATACACTGCAATATGACCAGATTTTTGCGGGTACAAACGAAGCGTTTCACGAAGTTTGGTGGTTCTATTGTTCGTCTACTAGCAACAATGTAGACCGCTATGTGGTGTATAATTATCTTGAGCAGACATGGTATTACGGCACCATGGCACGAACTGCGTGGCTAGATTCAGGTCTTCGTGACTTCCCCCTTGCCGCAACCTATAGCTACAACCTTGTCAATCACGAGCAGGGTACAGATGATAACGAAACAGGTACCCCCGTAGCTATTGCGGCATCCATTACATCAGGACAGTTTGACCTCGATGATGGGGATCGTTTTGCCTTTATTTGGCGAATTATGCCTGACGTAACCTTTGATGGGTCTACTATTAACGATCCAGCAGCGACTATGAGCTTACTACCTTTAGCTAACTCTGGGTCTGGGTATAACAGTCCCTTGTCAGAAGGTGGGGCAAACTCGGGTGCAGTAACACGCACTGCTACTGTGCCGATTGAGCAGTTTACGGGACAGGTCAACACACGCGTCCGTGGTAGACAACTTTCGCTTAAAATGGAGTCGGATGGTCTTGGAGTTAAATGGCAGTTAGGCTCACCACGAGTAGATATGCGCCCTGATGGGAGGCGTTAATGGCTAACGAAATTGAGAGAGCAGAGCCGCCTGCTCTGCCACTGGCCCCCGAAGAGTATCGTCGCCCATTTATGGACCAGAACAGCAACGTTCTGCGACTATTCTTTAATCGTATCGTGAACTCTCTCAACACGTTGCTCAGTACCGATGATGGTGGCAAGTTTCTATACATGCCACGGGGGCTTTTTTATAGCACGACCGATCAGGCTGCGGTGGCGACTAATACTGGCTACCCGGTAGAATTTGAAAATACGTATATTGAAAGTGGGATTAGCATCGTTGATGACACCGAAATCACCGTGTCTGCCGACGGGGTGTATAACTTCCAAGTGACGCTACAAACCGCACACACTAACTCTTCTGATGTTAAGATAACCACGTGGATTAACAAAAACGGAACCGATGTAACTTATGGTGGGCAGGAACAGACAATTAAAGGTAATGCTAACCAGCCAGTGTTTTGGAACTTTTCTATTGATCTAACAGCGGGTCAGTACATTGAAATGTATTGGGCTACAGCAGACTTAGCTTTATCACTTGACTCCACTGCACCTACGTCTCCACATCCGGGCATACCATCGGCAGTCGTAGCGGTATCATTTGTTAGCAACTTATAGTGCGTGATTGTCTCCTGTACCAAAATGTGTATACTGAAGGTACCCTATAACAGGAGCGACAAATGGCCTTTGATTTTCTTGAACTTTTTAATGCGGTAGGGGCTGCACAAAAAGTTATTACTGACGACTTTATCCCCGCTGAATCCCTCGAAACCCCAATAAGCGAAGATTCTATGGGCTTAGATAGCCTTGATACTACGCTTGTTTTTGTAATTTTTGGTGAAGCATATGGCATCGACGAGGAGTTAGACTCCGAGTGGCCCGTATCTAGCATCGGTGCTTTACAAGCATTTTTGCTAGAAAAGAAGACAAAAGACCCCGAAGAAGAGTATGAAACCATTAAAGACTTAGTGAAGGATTTGGCATGATTTACATGACGCAGTGCCGAACCGCGTGCACAACTGAGAAGAAGTTAATAGCCGATATACCATTCCCACAACACGCACATATCATACCGAATACGTTTCGCCGTGCAAAATCAGGACTAAAGTACCCACCTCATATACTACTTGAGAGTTTGATTGACGGGGAGCTACGCAGTTACGTTACCGACAACCCCGTGAAGGGCAAAACTGGTTTCATTTTTGCAGCGGGTAACCAAGGCTGGATGAGTAATAATGGTCGGTACGACAAAAATCCCGAAGCTGAACTGCATTACAAGGTAAAAGTACCATTTATCGTACTAACCAATATCTATGCGGGGCGTATTGCAAGTATGTTTGGGGTACATGACCATGTGTCAACGGACGCAAGCGCTTGCGCTTCTAGCTTACATGTGCTTATGAATATGCAGAACTTGATGACAAACTACGGGTTTGATCGAGTTATTGTGTTTAGTGGTGAGGACAGCGTGAACAATCTTGTCCTTGAGTTTTTTGGGGAAGCAGGGGCTAGTCTCCAGTATAAGGACGAAGGGGAGCGACAGCCTTCAGCGTTCGATGCGCACAACCAAGGGTTCAACATTGGGCAGGGGGCAGTCATCTCTATATTCGAGAAAGAACATGCGGGTATGGCTGATCCGATAGCCAAATTTATGGGCGCATACAGCTCTGCCGAGGACAATACGAACCCGTTAGGGCAGCGAGATGATGGGTCTGGCTTTACAAAAGCCATCGAGGGTGCATTATTTGTAGCCAAAGCCCACAAAAATAGTGTAAGGTTAGTTAAAACGCATGGAACTGGCACACCAGTCAACAATGCTGCGGAAAAATCGGCACTTCTAAACTCCCTTAACGAGTTTGTAGCAACGTCTTACAAGCCACGTATCGGACATACCATGGGTGCCAGCGGATTATTGGAGACTGGTTTGCTGCTTAGTGACATCAAATCTGGCTTTGTGCCCAAGATTTTAAACAGGACACAGGAGGACTCCGTGTTCCTGTCTTCTGACGCCCCTGTACCCGACGGACTTATTCTTAGCCTTGCTGCTGGAATGGGTAACATTTATTCGGCTGCACTATTTTCGCAGGAGGTGTGAGATGAACCTTACAGACAGCAACGAAAAGCTCCTACCCGGACCTGAGATTGTCGCTCAATCAGTTTATAACCAACCACAAGTAAAGTATTCACCCGATGTAGTAATGAACGCGAT